AAAAATATCGGCAGTCACACTATAAACGTCCTTTAAAGAACTGTTTAGCTGATCGCCGATAACTATACTTAAATTCTTTGCAGAGTTGTTCATACGATTATGAGCAAACTCTGTCGTATCTGCCATTATGGCATATGCTGAGGCAGTTGCACCGGTACTATTTTCAACAGCCTCAAGATTTGTATTAAATTGGTCTAATCCCTGATTGATGATAGCCATAGCCGCTTTACCAGCCTCCTGACTACCAAACATATTTATCATTGCTTCGGAGTTTCTGCCTACTCGGTCATAAACAACACCGAGAACATCCGCAAGGGATTTACCTTCATTCATCAATTGTCCAAACGATTGACCTGTTTCTTCTCTTAAAACCTTGCCAATTTCAGAGCCAGTATTACCCAACTCATTGAGCATACCTGACAAGTATGTAGTACCCTCTGCAGTATTGATACCTGCCTTAGTAATGGATATATAACCACTTTCTACATTTCCGAGTGAAACATTATAGGCTGCAGCCGTACTGATTGCTTTACCCATTTGAGCGGCTAATTGGTCTACTGTTGTAACACCTAAGTTTTGAACAGTAATCAGTGAATCAGAAACATCTGATACGCTTTTGATTTGGTCGCCATAACTGTTCATTGCTGTTTCAAGAACGGATAAAGCAGAGGACTCATTTGTAAAACCAGCAGTAGCTAACTCGGATGCGGTTTTTGCCATATTAACAGAATCTTCAACAGCGGTACCGGCGGAGATTGCATTATATGCAACATCTGTTAAATCAGTTGCGTACTTTCCTGTGTCAGATGATAATTGCTTAATATCACTTGCCAAACCACCGACTGCTGAACTACCTGAAATTGTTTCAAGTTTTGCAGTCATTGTTTCAAGTTCTTCGGCATTGTCTGCGCATTTTTTGAAACCGTCTGCAATTTGCTTTAAGCCGGCAATAATACCCGCTGATGTAATCACTTGCTCTAAATCGCCTATGGCAGTTTTTGATTTATCACCAAAACCTTCGGTTTCCTCTCTTGTTTTCTCGACTTCTTCGCCAAGACCTTCGACATCCTCTGCAGTATCTTTTGCTACATCACCCATAGCATCTACACTATCAGCCGTATCCTCAAATGTTTTCTTTACTAAAATACCCTGTTCGACTAATTCATCATCTGTCGCACCAGTCATATCGTAAAAATTCTTCATTGAGTCGCTAACATCATCAGCCCATACAAGTGAAGCATCTCTTAATTGGTTTAAATCACCACCTGCGGCAACCGCACATTTTTGCAAATAATCTATATTAGCGGCAACCAAATCTCCGCTTTTAGACATCCTTTCATAAGCGGTTGATGTGTTTGCTGCCCCCAGCTGGATATTGTTCATAGCAGCCTTGCCGGCAGCACCCATATTATTAAAGCGGTCACTTACTCTATCAACAAGTTCAATCGTTGCTTTTAAAGACATCTAACCACCTCACTTACTATGCCGACTCTTTTTCTCTGTTTTCAGCAATCACTTTTTCTGAGGCAATATACAAACTCTTAAGCCTTGAGGACATTTTGAAAAAATCCTCAAAACGCAAGCCGTGATTTTGCCATAAAATGTGAGCCCAAAAAGTTTCAGAGCCTGCATAGTTAATTAGTTTTTTGCCTTATCAATATCACTTTCAGTTTTTTCTGCATTTTCATCAGGTTCTGCAAAGCCATGCAAAATATTAAAAGCATTAACTACATAAGCAAGGTCATTAGAATGAGGAAATACCTTTAACGGCATTTCAATTGCATTAAGACAGTTATAATGATCCAATAATGCCTTGTCTTTCAAATTCGGATAAACAAGCGATTCAACAAGCATTTCCTGCATTGCCGTCAGTCCGTCGTATGTTTCATCAACTGCAACAGTACCATTTGAAAGAATAATAGGATGACCTGTCTTTTCATCCCTGACAATTGTTCTTTTCTGCCAATGCTTTCTGATCTCACGAATTTCTGCTTCTGTAAGAATACGGAAAATAAGCTGCAGGCGGTTACCGTTCTTATCAACAAAACTTGCAGGGGCAGGATAGGTAGCCTCTGTTGGTGTTGTATCGTGCATAAAATATGAAAGGTCAAGACTTGCATCATTTGTTTTATTCATTTTAATAATCTCCTTAATAGTAAAAATTAAAGCCGGTCAACAAGACCGGCTATGTATTTATTGTTTAACTGAAATTAACATCAAAAGCGTTAAAGTTGAGTTCATCGTCAAGAACATCACCCTCTGCCTCCAAATTAAGCAGAGTTAAATCACCTGTTAAAACGCAGCCTACAGCGGTAACAGTTTCTGAACCATAATTTTCGTAATAGTCAGAATCCTTATCACTCTGAACACCCTGAATAGTAAACTCAGGTGTTTTACCATTTTTTAAATACTCCTGCAAAATCTTTCTTGCCCAAGGAGTTTTTCTGCGGCGCTTAATTGTACCATCATAGGTAACATTTTTAGTTCTCGAAGAGCGTTTACCCCTTGAACCTATGGTTTTGCCGGTCCAAGTATCAAAATGGGCTATAATTTTTGCATCTACGCCATCATAAATTTTTTCACCATCAAGATAAATTTCACCTTCTGTTAAAAGAATAGGTCTGTCATTATATCTTTTTTCTTTCTTTGGCATTTGTTACACCTCCTTAATTTGTCGAAACATAATAATAAAATTTATCAACACTATCAACAGGCTGAATACCCAAATTGATAACCACGGAATCACCTGAAGATGCTGATCTGTCAACAAGGAAGTCGCCCTCTTCAACATTTTTAATTGCACCTTTTCCAGCAAAATATGCAAGAATTGAAGCACCAAGTCCGTCTATCATATCGTAACCTTCTTCGGTATTGTCAATTTTTGCGATATGAATATCAGCCTTAATTCTGTCTGTAATAGCATCAAAAGTACGGATTACACGGTTTTTCTTATAACTGTCATCCTGTGACTCCGAAGGATTAACAAGAGTATTAATATCATATTCAACAACAACTTCTCCGTTTTCTGACAGCGTGAACAAGAAGGCACCTAACTTGATATTATCTTCAACCGTTTCGTGACTGAGCAAATTATCTGCATCAAATCCCGTTGCTCCCGGATAAACTTTGTTTGTATTACTTGTAAGTTCATCTGACGAAGCAGAAAGAGCAGCAACAAAAGCCGTTGCCTGTCCGATTGTAAGTTGTTTTCCGTCAACAATAGGCGCATTTACAAGACCATCAATACCGATATAGTTGGTGTTTTCAACAAGAGGCATCGCCGCCCTTATGGTCTTTCCGATATTTTCCCTGAGATATTTAATTTTTGAAATAAACGAGGTTGCAAGTTTTTCAAACGATTCATCCTCATTATTCAAAGGCAGACAAACGCTGTCAAACTGCGTATTGTCAAGAGAATCAAGCCATATTGTAAAATCACCATTGCTTGATGTACAATCTTCACCTTTAGTTAATGTTACTCCGGCAATTTCAGTAGGAGCAGTTTCTGCATTACTGCTGGTTGTTGAAAATGTAACAAATGGACAATCAATTTTGGTAATATCCGAAATTTTTTCACAATCGGTATATTCATACTTGAGTTCATTTCTGTAATAAACCGAAACATTATATTTCTCTGTCACTACATTTTTGATAACAGAAAAACGAATATCATTACCGCAGGTACCAGCATGTTTTGCAGTTGCAGTAACACCGCCGCCTGTACCTGTTGCTTTTGCTCCGCCTGAACCTACAATGTAGACTTTAATATGCGAACAAGCTTTAAATGCTTCTCGGATTAAAAGCATATTGTCATTATCATCAGCAATATCAAAACCCAAGATTTCCGAAATAGAGTTGATATTATCAGCAGTAACATCAATATATGTTCTTACCGGACCATAAGAATGACCGATAAAAGGTATAACTGTTATACCATCATCTGTTGAAATTTCAACAGGCTTATTGCTTTTGAAATTAAAATAAACACCAGGACGAACTTTTGGTTTTCCAGGTGTAAATGTACCACTTCCAGCCATTATTCTTTGCCTCCTTTTTTAATTGGCTGTTCAAGCCAATTTTTTATTTTTTCTTTAATTTCATTGACAGTGAAATCACCGACCGAGCCGCTGGTAGCACCATCAAAAGTTGAAGAAGAAACCTTAAAAAGTTTCATGCAATTTGCTCTCATTGTTTCAAGAGAAAACTTGCTTTCTTCTATGCTTGTTTCTGTTTTAGTCTTAGCCATAAAAATAGCCTCCTAAATTATTAAAATATTATCTGAGTCATCAGCCAGTAAAACACCATTATCATCAACAAGATATTGCATAATCCGCCCATTTGCAGAAAGTTCTACTTTAACATCAGATATAACTGTCGGTTCTGCTCCGATATCCGCATAATGATTTCGCTCTTCCCAAGTTAAAGCAATTTGATAAACAGCATTATCCAATTGTTTAATTTCAGGTGACTTTATGCGAATACGTTTATTACCATCTGTTGTTCCATCCTCATTCAAAACAGGCACACAAAAACGATTGCTGCACAAATCCATTTGAATCTGTGCAGCAACTTCGTAAGCCTCTTCAGTCGAGTTCGCCATTATTTTTACATACCAAGAATATACAAGCAGGAATGACGATAATGTATCGTTAAAACTGTTTACAAGAGGATTTGGAAAGTAAATAGCAGGCAATTTCAATTGTTCTGGCATCTGATGAAATATGGGATTTAATGAAACAACTTTTGAGCCTGACTTATGCAAAAACTTTGCAATAGATGTTAAATATTTATCCTTAACCATTTTGTTATCCTCCTAAAAACTTAGCCAGATAGGCTTGAATCCAATTATCCAACCATTTTTCAACATACTTAGGTATGAGTTTCTCCATTATCTTTAATGAGATCGGAAGAGCACACGTCTGAACTCCA